ATTAAGAGTAAGGCAGATATCGTTGCCGCCCTTGCAGAAGAGGGAGTTACATGGTCTGTCTATCAAAAAACTATTAAAGATATCGAAGACGCAACAGATGAATTTAACGAAGACGCAGAAGAGATTCTTCCTAGATTTAACCCAGATGCTCAGCCAGAAGATACGGTTCTAGTTCGAATGACTAGAGAAAACTTCAGATACGATATCATTGGATTTACATTTACAAAAGAGCACCCTTTTATTGCAATGACAGAAGAAAATGCTCAAGAAATTTTTGATAAGGAGGAGGGCTTTAGATTAGCAACTCCAAAGGAAGTTCAGGAGTATTACAACTAATCTAAGCTTATAAAATGGCAGAGATATATGTAAACAGCAATTCACCGATCAGAACAAAGATCTACTGGGAGGGTGAATTAGCATCACCTACAGGTAACGTAACGGCAAAGGTTTATGACATTACTCAAAACCCTGCTAACGTTATATCTTCTACCAATTTATTACTTACTCTAACAGGAACAGCCGTTGAAACAGATGTCGGCACATATCAAGTTGTCCTTCCATTTTCCTATTCTGCATATCCCAGAAAGCTAAAGATTGTCTGGGAATATGTAGTATCTGGATCAACAGTGGGAACTCATACAACTTATGTAAATGTTGTAACCCCATACGTTTCTATCAATGAGCAAATAGATGAATTAAACTTTGGGTCGGATCCAAGTGATCCTAACTACAAGACATACTCAGACCTCCAGATGGCTGAGAGATATGCAAGAAAATTAATTGAAGAATACACTCAGCAAGAATTCTACCTGTATCCAGACACAAAGATTATATACGGAGACGAATCAGATACTCTACCCCTATCATCTAAAATAAATCGGATATACCAGATTTATTCTAACGATATACTTCTTGTAGATAACCTTGCTACACCAAAGGTAAACAACTGGCTATATGACCCAATTGTCTCAGAGACAGGATTTGGAATAAGAGTTAATAGGGTAAACCTACTAGACAATTCAGTATATGTTGCAAATGGTTTAGTACCTCCAACAATTAATGATACATACAATGGAGTCTTTTCTAAAAACGTTAAATATAAGATTGTTGGCGAATTTGGATGGGACCTAGTTCCTGCTCAAGTACAGATGGCAACAATTGAACTAATGAAAGACTATTTCTCAAAGGACAAAGTCTGGAGAAATAAGTACATTAAATCCATTAAGACATTTGACTGGAGTTTTGAATATAACAGCTCAGCATCAAAAGGAACTGGCAATCTATATGCAGATCAATTGCTTGCTCCACATGTTATATCTCAAATGGTCCTTATCTAATGTATGATCTTGTCGACTCCGTTCTTCCAATGCTTATTGATATATATAGGCAATTTGAAACACAGGACCCAGCGACTGGATCTTTAAAGAAAGAATGGCAATTTAATAGAACAGTTGCATGCAGTGCAAAAGGAACAATTAGTAATTCTACAGCCAGCAGATCTGGGGACAAGCAAACCTTTTCAAACAGATATGTTAATGATCAGATGATTCAAATAAGAACTACATCTAAATTAGTATTTAACGAAAAGATTACAAACATTAGAAATTTAGACGGAACTGTTATATGGGAAGAGATTAACTTTCCAAGCAACACGCCAACAGTCTTTGAAGTAATGGGAGTTACTCCAATCACAGAACCGATGGGCGGAATTATTGGTTACAATACAACCGTTAAAAGATCGGAGAACCAGGTAATTGGACAGTAGCGTAGCACTATTACAAACAGCCAGCGGTCTAGAAAGACTGATGGCAGGATCAGTTCCAGGAGTAATAAAGGATAGCACTGTAGCACAAATATCAGCATTCCTATATTACGAAGCAGCCGTTCTTTCTAAATTAACAGCAAATGCTGAGTTTAAGAATTTGTTTAAAACAACTATATTCAATCAGATAGAAAAAGACTTTGGCCAGTACGTAGACGCCCAAGCAAGAACAAAGCCTAAAAGCCTACACCACGTATACGAATGGAATAAAACGGGCAACCCAACTGCTAGATTATTTGATCTATATTTAATAGACACTGGCGGTCTTTCATTTAGAATAGGGCGTGACTTTAAATTATCTAAATCAGCAGTGCCATCTAGAAATAAAAAACAAAAGAAAAGATTTGTGTTTGGCAATAAAGCTTCTATAATGGAAGAAGGAATGCCCATGGTAATCCGCCCAAAGTCAGCAGAGCGCTTAGTATTCGAGTTGGATGGTAATACAGTGTTTATGCCTAAAGGCACCTCAGTGACCGTTAAGAGGCCTGGTGGCAAGGCTGCAACAAATCAGTTTGCACTTACATATGGAAGATTCTTTGGCGGGCAACTAGTAAACTCCTCAATAAAATCATCTGGATTCCAAAGAATATTTAACGCTAAGATTGCTAAAGCCCTTAATATACCAATTAATATTAGAAAGGTGCAGTATAGTTTTAGTGCTGGTAAAATAAGGATGCAGGCAGATGCAGCATTAAGCTCATCATTTGGAGGGTCACTATGACAGTAGATTATAAAATAGACGCAATGTTTGAACTGCGTAAATTCCTATGGGCTCAATTAAAGCTCACTGGCATATTTGATCAAGACGATTATTATTCAGACAACCTAGGCTCTGAGATAATCCCTATTATTCCAGTCCAGCAATTACCAGAAATGGATCAATTTTTAAACGGCAAAAAGCATATTATCTATGACAAGATCGGAATGTCTTACGAAGAGAACTGGCTAATCTGCTGCGAGAAGGTTTTGTTTACCATATATTCAACAGACATATCAGAGATCTACGAGATTAGAAACCTACTGACGGACCTATTTAGAAGAATGGACGAGTCGGCAAAGGATGTCAATCGGACCAAGACTACTAATAAGTTAATTTTCCATAATGTTATGATCTCAGAGACTACCCCAATTGAACCATCTCTTGAGCTTCAGGGCTTTTTGTCAACAGACGTAATCCTAGAAATCAAGTATTCTAGAGTAACAGATAATCAGGGAAGATTTGCCTAGTTGCTTTTAAAGAGTTAATCCAGTAAAATTGGACATAAGAGGAAATGAGCCTAGCCAGCTTGATTTAAAGTAAGTCAATATATATATATTTATTTAATGGAGGTAGTACAACATGGCACAAAATTTAGGTAATGCTAGAAATATCCTTGTTGGTGCGTCACCACTGTTTCTTTCAGTAGAAGACTCAACAACATCAGGATACTCAGAAGCACTAGTACCAGGAACACTTAATGCAGGTGTTGCAGGTAAGAACAAGTATGTTCCAGCATTTAAGAATGGAACATCAGCAACACCAGGACCATACGCTGCAGGAGAGTCATACACAACAACTCTTAACGCAGTAGATGCAACAGCAGGTTCAACATCAGCACCAGCAACTCTTACAAATTCAGGAGCTGCATACCGCAACGTTGGTTTCACAAACAATGGTCTTCAAATTACTTACAACCCATCATACGGTTCAGTAACAGTAGATCAGCTTCTTGATACAGCTAAGCTGTTCAAGGAGACAATGGAAGTTATGATTGCAACAGAAATGGCAGAAGGAACTCTTGAAAACGTTCTTGCTGTATTCGGTCAGTCAGCAGCAACCCTTACAGATGGTAACACAAAGTTAGGTCTTGCAGCAGGTGCACTAGGAGAAGCTCCAGTTGAGCGTCAACTAGTTGCAATTGGACAAGCTCCAACAACTGCAGCATCATCACAAACAGAGCGTGTATATTATGCACGTCGTGTTCTTTCTGTACAACAGTCACAGTTCTCTTTGGCTCGTAACGCAGCATCAACATTCCCAGTAACATTCCGCTTGCTTCCATCAGGAGCAGCAGCAGATGCAAGAGCAGAATACGGTACAATCGTAGACCGCACTTGGCTATAATTAATTTATTTAATTAATAGACTGCCCCCCAAGCAATTGGGGGGTTTTCTATTGCCATTGTATTATCGATATGATACAATAATTAAGACTAGATCCTAGGAGGATTAAATGGCAACAACAGTATACGATGTTGAAGAAATTCAACTACAAAATGGCGCTACAGTTAAACTTAAGCCTTTAACAATTAAAGAGCTTCGCAAGTTTATGAAGGTCATT